GACGAGTTCAACAGGATGGACAAACACGTTCTGGTTTCCTGGTGCATCCTGGCAAAACGCGCCAACGTGCCGTGCATCTTCCTCGGCGATCGTTACCAGACTGAGATGGGCACCTCTCGGAAGCTCACTGAGGGGATCGTGAACATGTCGCTGGTTATCGAGATGCGCAACACGTTCAACATGCCAGCCGACGCCCTCAAGCTCTACTGCGAGACGAATGGACTGGATGTGCAAAGGTACCGAACGTCTTCCAACGTGAGGCGCAGCATCGTCGTCGTGGATGGCCAGGTCGACGAACGAGCTTATGACCTACCACTGCGCGCAAGGGTACTTGGTGACAATGTGACGCTGGGCGGGGTGGACCTCGATTCGGTTACCCAATCTCAGGGCACGCGGTCTCAGCTCACCCTTTTCCGCACAGAGCTACCAGAGCGCAAGTGGAGGTGGTTTCAAGACCGCGTGGCCCTGCGATCCGTGCTTGTCAGCAGGCACTCTGAGGGGCTAGTCATCGAGGGAGGGACAAAATTGGCTGGTGTACTGTTGCGGGCCGATTTGAGGAACACGCAGTTCGTTAACTCCAACAGCCTGTCGATGAAGAAGCAGATTAGGGCTTTCTTCCCAGGTTATCAGGACTACGTGCCCAGAATTGTTTCTGCCAATCCAGCGGCAGTAGCTCACCCTTCTTTTCCCTGGTGCCATTCCTCCTTCTACGAGGAAAAGCTCGTGCCTGAGAATCTTCGGGATCAGCTTCCCATCTCGGCGGACTTTGTGAGTGAGCACTCGAGGCAGATCGCACCTCTCGGTAGTTTGGTGTCCAGCTTTATCCAGGATCACAGCGCGGAGGTGGCACCACGGCAGTATGCAGAGGAGATCCCAGCCCATTTTGACGAGGCTCATGGTTTGAAGCGTCTGGGCGAAGTTGGGTGGGGCAAGGACCCGCAGATGCGGGTGAAACTGGATGGTGCGCTGACTCTTGGTGATGTTCAGATGTCCCGCGATAGGACCAAGGAGGTGGACAATCTGATCAAGCGGCAATTAAACGAGGAAAAACCGTATTGCATCACCGACGCAGATGTGCAGCGGGCTCACAAGCTGCTGGACCTGTACAAGAAGAGTTTTTGCCGGACCGAGTACCCGACGACCACATTCCGCGCCACGGCGTATGACTACATCGTCAACCGCACCCCCCAGTTTATTGCGGCGTGGAATGACCCCTTTGGCTTTACTGCTCACACGCTAGATTACTCTGGCTTCCTTAAGGGGCAGTTAAAGTTCAAACCTGGGGAGGCCGGAAAAATCCAGAAGGGGCAAAGCATCATCGCTAGCCACCCCGCGGCAGTGAACCGTTTTTCCGTGGAGTGCCGCAAAGTCACGCAGCACATGAGGGACACTGACCGGTTGGATTTCATTACGGATGTTGGTTTGAGCGACCGGGAATTGGGCACACTTGCGCGGGAACGGGGGATTTTGGCTCGCATATGCAAGAAAGGGCGAAGGAATTTGCAGGTTGATTTGAGCTCGCAGGATAGCACACATCGTGCTGCCCACACACTCGCTTTTGCAATGTTTGCAGTTGAGGCCGGTTGTGACCCGATGGTTATGGAGACTTACGTGTGGCAGAGGTCACGAGCACACGTGAAGTCTATGAGCCCCAATTTGTATCGGGCTGTCATTGGGGA